GAAGGCAGAAGATATGCGTGATGAACTTAGACAGCTCATTACACATACTAGAGGGCTTTCTGCTTGGCAAGAACTTTTGACAACAGAAGCAGATATTAGAAAAAAGAGACAACAAGCAATATATGATCAGAAAGAAAGACAAAAAGCAGTTTTAGAAGTTATTGCTGTAGTTGGTTTAGTTCTTCTTATTATAGGCTGTGGACTTGGATTACTCTGGTTGATTATGGAAGCGAGATGAATCGTGTCAGTTGGAATTATTGTTTCGGTTATATGTCTAATTTACATGGTAGCAATATTATGTATGGCTTTTTGGATGGACGAACAAACATATAAAACCCCCCATATACCAGAAACAGATTTAGAAACTAGATGTAAACACATCAAGCTTCGTATAGAACAGGCGGAATGGGAAGCAGAAAGGCATAAAGCATGATACATGCATTTATGTTAGTTGTTGTTATGGGAGCAGGCGAAGAAGCCAAACAACAACCTAGTCCAATGTATTTTAGAAGTATAGATGTTTGTCAGTACTATGCAAGACGCATACCAAGGCAGTACGGTAATTATGGTTCAAAGTACCTTGTGCCACCAGAACATAGAATAACTGCATACTGTAAACCAGTTTACATTGACCCTAATAAAAGAACGGTATACGATCACTAATGATTGAGTTTATGCTAACATGTTATCTTTTCAAACAATCCATTGTAGAAGAATTTGGACAGAGAGATCGACTGTGTGAATATAGGTGTCAGAAACAGATTAAAGAGTCTTCTTACACTGCCCCACAATATCAATGTCCAAAGAAATTGTATATTGAAGACCCTGATAGAAATAGATGGCGTCTTATAGTACCATCAGATAAGCGTTAGAATGTATTTGCTGCGATTGCTCTGAGTGTTGGATCATTATCCCCAACTTGCATTGGAATAAGTCCACCTCGGCCTCCACCACCACTTTTTATATTGTTATTTGTTGTCGGAGCATTTATAACAATCGGTGATGACGATGTTTTTGAATCATCTCTTACAGAACCTTGTGCAACTGCACCAGTTCTCAACGCAGCCATTGTATTATTTGGTATGATATATCCTGACCCTCTAGGTAGGAATAACTCTGGCCCTGCTTCACCAACAACATAATCCTCACCTCTTTCAATTGGGCCACCCTTCTCTCGACCTTCTGGTGCATCTGAACCAAATAGATTCATCAACCCACCTTTAAGTTTTTCACCCAATCCAAATTCTTTACCAAAAATAGAGAAGTTCATTATATCAAATGCTTTAGATTCTTTTAGTTTTTCTGAGAAGTTTGCAAATGGATTTAAGTCTGAAAAATCAGGGAATGATACTTCTGGAATAGAAAGACTATCCCAAATACCTTTGAATTTTTCTTTTAGATCTGGTAGTGTTGGTAATGTTACCTTTGGAAGTTTAAGAGCTTTCAGATCATCAAACAATCCAGCTGCTTTGTCTTTTAGATCTGGTAGTGTTGGAAGTGTAAATGTTGGAAGTTCGATACCAGTAAATTCTGTAAATTTATTTTTGATAGAAGTAGCTCTATTTGAGATACTTGTACCTAAATTTGTAATACCAGTTTTAACATCTGTAAAGTCTGGTAGTGCAATACCAGTAAGTTCAGTTATCTTAGCAGTTGCAGCGTTGAATGCACCTTCTGGATCTGTTACTACTTTATTAATACCAGCCTTGACAGAATCAAATCCATCATTAAATGCTGTTTTTGCAGTGTTGAATGCTGATGTTGTTTTCGTAGCAAGTAATGTAGCACCATTAGAGATTGCAGTTTTTGATGTGTTCCATGCATCTGTGATACCAGTACCGATTTTTGTAATACCATCAGAGATTGTCTTTTGTTCTACAAGTCCGAATGTCAGTCCAGATAGAAGTCCAGACACACTCTCTTTTACAATAGAACCAGCAGTTGAAGTCTCTTTTTTTGCTTCTTCTAGTCCTGCTTTGACACCATCAAATATACCAAAAGCCGCAGTTGCAATAAGTCCAATCGGGCCTGCAAATCTCAACGCACCTTTTGCCGCTACCGCAGCACCTTTAAGAGCTGTACCAGCAACTGATGCAATTTTTGTTCCACCCCTGACAGCTCCTTTAGCAACTGTTTTAGTGCCAGTTCCTACCATACCTTTTAGATTACCACCTAATTTAGTTAATCCTTTAGCTAATCCACCTATACCATCTTTAAGTCCTTGTACGAATTTACTTCCACCTAATTTAGTAGTTTGTGCTGCTAAGGAAGTTACAAGTCCACCACTCTTTGAAAATGCAGTTGCAAGTAATTTAACTGCTGAAGTTAGAAATTTGAGAGTTTTGAGTGGTGCAAGTAATAGTGAAACTGCACCAATAGCAAGTACGATTGAACCAGCACTACCAAAGAAAGCTGTAAGATTTTCCCATGAAGGGTCTTCCAACATATTTTTAAAGTTTTTTGAAACATTTCCAATAGAAGTAAAAAATGGGCTTAAGTATGTGTCGTATAATGTTTTAACGGCTGGTATAATTTTATCTGATAAGAGTACTTTAGTCTTTTCCCAATACTCACTATTCAAGAAAACTAGGAGAGCGCCTACGGCTGCACCAAAAGCAAGTTTCTTGAGCATACCAAAAATATTACCGCCGAATTCCTTACCCTTGTCTTTAGCAAAATTACCAAGAGTGCTACCTACACCCATAATACCATCTTTGGTTTTTATTAATGCACCAAGTATTTTACTTTGAGACCTTTTTCGATCATTTTGATCTTCTACTTCACTAGAGTCTGTATTTTTAGCAGCATTATTCATTCGAGTCTGATATGCTTTTTGTCCAGCTGCAACTCTACGGGCATCCTTACCTTGCTTTTTAATTTCATCTTGTTGGGTATCAACTATACCAGCAAGTTTGTTCAAAGCAGTTGTTTGGACTTTTAGTTCTTCTACGACTTTACTGAAATCTGCCATTTTATTTTACTTCTTTTTATCTGCGTATGCGTTACCAGCAAAGAAAGCTGCAACTATTGCCGCAACTGAAACAAAATATGTTGCCGCCATGTCACCTAAAATCTTTGATGCTTGGTCTAACCCAATCCAATTTGCAATTACTACTGCAAACGGATATAATAGCATACCCCAAAGGGCAAACCACGCCATTTGACGCATTGCATCTCTACGAGCATCAGCGTCTTCTAGTTCTTTTCTTTTAAATTCCAAATTCATCTCCATTTCTTCATGTGAAATGTGTCCATCACCATTAGTATCAATTTTTTCTACGACCTTTGGGTCTACGGTTACTGTCTTTTTCTCTGCCATAGTTCTCTCCTTAACTATTTATTATCAGCCGCTCGCTGTCTTTCTCTTGTTCTTTCATCATCAAGATATTGTAGTAGTAAAGAAACATATATTTCCCTTTCCCACGGCATCATTTCTTCAAGTTCTGTTAAGGAGTACTTGTGGTGTTGCATCATCTGAAAATTTAGTTGGTAGTAATTTTCCAGACTATTGTGGGAAAGGGCTATTAAAAAAAATCAGATAGGCCTTGTAGTACCACTTCACTTTCAACACCAGTATTAGGGTTCTTTACCTTAACAGGATATTTCACTTTTGGCATAGTATCAAAAAATACACTCAGTTTTTCAAACTGATCGTGAGACATAGAATCAATAAATTCATCTAAGTCCTTTTCATCCATATCATTTCTCACATATACATTATCTGCATCATATATTTGATTGACACAACTTTTAATAATTTGAAAAGTAGAAGCAGCTTCATCTTTTGTGTCTATACCAATCATCATGTCTACTGTAGGATAGTTCATAATGATACCGATTGCGTCAGTTAGTTCAATCTTTGTATCGTGTCCTACTTCTTTCACACATGAAATCTGTTCAAGAGGCACATCTACCTCTACTTCAGTTTCACCATCATCAGGACATTTGACTTTTAGTTTTGCAATCTCACCAACTGATTTTGATCTCAACTGTAAGAAAACATACTCTAAATCAAATAGAGGCATATTCTTTGAATTTACTACCTCAAATGTACATGCAGATACAATATTTTGTACTGCTTTAATCATATCTGATTCTTTACCTGTTTGTTGGGCAATCATCAGTGTTTTTTCCTCTTTTACAAGGAATGGACGGTATTCAACTTTTTGTCCAGTTGAAGGGAGCGTCAACTCATATTTGCTCGTAGAGAGCTGTGGTAATGCCATAATATTTCTCCTATTGCATTATAAAATTATCTTGGGCCATTTCTTAAAAAACTTATTGCTGATTGAACTGGATCAATCGTTGTTATTCTAGTAGTTGCTTCTCGTACTTTGTTTCTAGCAATTCTCATTATTGCGTCATCATATGGAATTGGTGAGTTTACCACTTGTCGTTGTCTAGGGAATTTACCAGCAGCACTATCTCTAAGTGATATTGTATCTCCAGCAGTATCCACAAATTCTAAATCTTTAAATGAAAATGATACTTCTTGTTTTGCCAATTCGTTAACACTATTTTGTGAGTATTGAATTGGGCCCAAAGTTTTTGGAAAACACTCATTTAGTTTTAAACCAGAAGCTCTTTCTCCATTTTTACCAAGTTGATAAATAAAGATTGGCTGGATGTATTCCTGATAATATTCTAAGTCATATGTATTTGGTTTAACAATATAGTCCATCCACAAATGTATGTAATGTTTTTCTCGATGTTGTGCTGACAAGAGAATCGTCATGTTGACTTCTTCTGCATATGTCAATCCTTGCGCCATTTCGTGTGTTGGCCCATAGATATTTTCATTTGTTGTAGAACGGATGTTCTTGCCTGGCATAGTTACACCCTCAACTCTGAACGAAACATGCCTATCGTCACCACTTGAAAAGGGTGATTGTATTACAACCTCAAATCTATTAAGTTGTGCAGGCCCACCGTACTTATTAAAACTTGCGATAAATTGATCTAATGCTGCCATTACGTTCTCCTAGGCTGACCAATTGTTTTTCTTGAATCAGCATATACTTGTGTTTCTCTCGCTCTTACGAACCTCTGCACTGGTAACAAAACTGCAACCATCATTTCTTCTGCATCAATTCTACGGAATGTTCCTTTTACATGATCTGCAAGATATCTCTTCACTGTAGGTTTTACCATTGGGTTTCTTTTGATACGATTCCATGTTAAACGAATTCTAGTTGTTTCATCCATCCTATCATTCGTTGCATATTCCTGTACCACATTCAATAGTTTCAATCTCATAGGTATTGAAAGGTAGTGAAAGTTTAATCCAAGAAAACCATCTCTATATGGTTCAATGGGTAATACTAATGGAAACCTGTCATAGTAAGGTAACACCGACTCATTCATCTTATTCTTAGGATCATACATGAAAAAGTTCATAGTACCAAAGGTTGGACGCCCAGTTACAACTCCTTCACGAACAAGTGTAGCTGGTGGAACTTCACCAAGTTCACGCACCTTATCACGAAACCAACGAACACTACGTTCCTTGCCTCCTGTTTTTTCTAATATACTTTCAATTATCTGTGTCATACATGTATTTATACAGATTATCCAAGATGGTCTTCAGTTAGTATTTTAAATTCCATATGTCTATCGTTGCACCATTCTATCGCTGCTTCCCACTTTGCTCTATTTACACCCCATGTACGAACTTCTTGAACAAATCTTGGTGACTTGCGTTTTGGTGTTTTGGGTGGGCCGCATTGTGCTTTAGGTTTTACTTCTATCAATAGTTTTTTGATAGAATTATCTTTTTGTTTAACCTTTACATAAAAATCTGGGAAGTAACGATGCCTTCTACCATCTAGGGGAGATACATATGGTATAATGATTTCTTCACTGCCCCATTCAAGGATAGCGTCATTTCTGTCACAATAAACCATAAACTTACGTTCCCACAAACTACGATAAATAATTTTATCAGGATCACCCTTATATTTTCTTGGTTTAGATGGAATATATCTGCCTCTGTATGCCATGTCTATATAAATACTTTCACAATGTATAGGACTATTTAGATATGGCAGTATTAAACAATTTAACATCAGGACAGGCTAGTAAACCTATCCTAAAGTATCCATCCAATCTAACATCAGAAAAAGCACAGTATTGGGTGCAATTTGATATCAATGTTCAACAAAAATCTAAAATCCAATTTGGTTCAACTGCATACTCTACAGAACCATTAGGTAGATCAGATGAATTTAGTACCATGTCTGTTCCTAGAGCACCAACAAAAAAACTTGGTTCATCTATCTGTTTGTATATGCCATCTCAAATAGAACTTAGTCACAAAGCATCATATGGTGAAGCAGAGATTGGGCTTTTAGTTGCTGGTGCGTTAGCTGGTGCTAAAGGTATCTCAGGAGCAGGATTCGAGATAAAGAAATTGTTGGATAGTGCAGGCGAAGAAGGTAAGAAAGCACTTGGTAGTGTTTTAGAAGCAACGATTGCTCCAGGCGCTCTGGCTGCATCACAAATTATTGATGGTAAGATTACAAATAACAGAACAGAGATGAAGTTTGAGGGTATTGATAGACGTTCTTTTCAATACACATTTAGACTATTACCGAAAACATCAGATGAAGCACGAGAAATAGAAGAGATTGTTACTCTATTTCGATATCACTCAATGCCCGAATTTGAAGGTTCTTCTGGTTCTGGTAGAACAATGGTAATCCCATCTACATTCAATATTACATACCATCCAAATGTTCACCTACACAGAATTGGTGAGTGTGCATTGGAAGGAGTAGATGTAAAA